GTTTTTTAAGTAATCTCTAGACAAAGAATCCACTTGATGTTGATCCCAGCCAAATTCTACTGCACAGAAGTAGTAGATCGAATATCTTGCTCGTAATCTATCTGTGAGCCTGTGAACGTCTCCACCCAATCCCCTAAATACTTCGCTAAAGGGTAGTCTTTCATGACCTCCTTCATGATTTCAGTGGCTTGACTTTGGGTTAATTGTCTAACTGCGTTTGTATCTCCTACAGGAAATGGAGCTTTTCTTAGAACTTTAATCAATATTTGCATTCTATATTGAGGTATGTCCACTTTTGGTTTTGAAACATCTGATAAATCTATTGAATTGGAAAGAATTGCTTCCATTTCACCATATTTAATATCGGTTTCATATTCAATGGTTTCTTTTACACCATTATATTTAATTTCAAAAGTCTTAATAACCATAAAAGAAATATATTAGGCTTACTAATAAACCTTACTAGTTTGCTTTTATTGCTTCTATTCTGACATGTTTGACTTGCCAGTTTATCTCTTCAAATACTGGTTCTGCTGGCTCTAAACCAGATACAGAATGATCTCCTATTGAAAGACCTATACCTGTTATGATTATTTCCCTTCTACCAGAACCGCTTACACCGTTAGTGAATTTTAATTCAAATTCAGGTGAACCAGCATATTTATCTCCCCAAGTTTCTTTATATGCTGTACCTTTTAATTGTGCTATTACTGCTTGTAAGGCATCATCATTTTTCCATGAAGCCTTGAATCTTCCAGTAACATCAAGCATTCTTTTGATACCAGCTACTGCTTGGTTAGAACCTAATTGATATAACAAGTCACCGTTTTGTGCAAAGTTAATGTCAACATCTTGTATCTCTGCTATTACAACACTTGATGAACCGTTTGATAATTTTAATTGACCGTTTGCAAATGTAAATGGTGTAGATCCTTCTGTTGGAGCACTACCGAAACTAGTTGATGGAGCATCCTCTTTTCCATATGCAATATCTGCTGAACAATTAACAACATCGCCTATTGCGGCTGTTATACTTAATGAGTTTAAAATACATCCTTTTACGGTTCTTGTCATTGTATCAGTTTCTCCTTGGAAACCTATTTCTGTACTAAAAGTATTACCTACAAATGTTTTAGCGGCAGCTCCCTGAGCATTAGTTGCAGGGTATAAATATGGAGATGCGTGTGTTCCTGCTCCTGCGGCACTGCCATAAAATGCCTTAAAAACGTCATGTGATGTTAAATCTGATAAAACAAATCCTACAGATAAAGTACCGTTTTGTGTACCATAAGCAAAAGTTGATGGTTCTACTTGACCTAGTTTACCCATTTTAATTCTGTTTGTTGTCAAAGTCCATCCACTTACTGATGCTTTTAAACCAAAAGATTTGTCTATTGTTGCTGATCCTGCATAATCTGCTTCATAGCCATATTTAACATATGCATATGCACCAGTTCGTACCATATCGTATATAACTGGACTACATATTTAAAGATTTCTAGGAGGATTCACTTATTCTCATGGATATTGTGATAATATGATTAAACATGTTACGCATGTATTGATTTCTGGTGTATGAGGCTATAACCCTCAAATCAGTGTAATCTGTACCACCTCTAATCTTACTTTTTATTATTCTAACAATTTCTGACACAACATCTGCATGTCTTTCATCATTTTGATAGGTTCTGATATCTAAATCTATAGTAACATCATGCCAGTGATCATTTCCATAAAGCCCAAAATACTTGATATTTTCTGCTTTTGGAGTTAAAATGATTTGATCTCTTCTGTCATCTATAAAACCTACAGATCTTCTTTCCCATGCTTTTTGCACGTTTGGAACATTGTCAGAAGTCCAATTATCAATTAATATTGACTCTAACAAGTCAGCAGATGTATAACTTGTACTAGTCATCCTCATCTCCTCCTGTTAACCATTCCCATTCAGGTCTTTCCATTATGAACTACTCCCATATTGCCAGTCTTTAGTATATGGAAAATTATTCCATGTGTCATTATCTCCATAACTGCCCTCTGCTGGTCGCATATTCTTTGTCATATCATCCCAATCAGAATTAGTCATATCTGCTGGTTTTCTTCCAACATACCAAATTTTTCTTGATATTTTGTAAGCTGTAGAATCAATCAAGTCTTTTTTTTGTGATGCAGTAATTGTATCACTTAGATTTGTACCTTTTAAACCATTATATTCGTTCAATAAATCCTCATTGGTTTTTCCTTGTAATTTTATTTCTCTAACCCATTGTTTAATTCTTGCTATATTTGGTTTTACAGTTTTAGGTAAGATATAATTAGCATATCCCTCTGGTAATTTTTCTTCTGGAAATTGACCAGATTTATCCATCAATGCTGTATCTGGAGGTTCATCATAGATATTTTCCTCTGGTCTAAACATTGCCTTCAATCTATCTATTAAACCTGTTATACTTCCTTCTTGTTCCATATCAACAGATTTTATTGTTTTACCAACATCAATATTTACTTTTTTACCAATTAATTTTGCGGTAAATCCTGCTTTTTTTAATTCATTGACAGTTTTTAATTGTATTGATCTAGCAAATTTTAATTTCATTATGGAATCACAAATATTTCCCTGCGGTTCTCAATACATTTCTCAATGTCCTCTTCCCATTTTCTTTTGGACTCAGATGTATTTGACATGCCACCAGTAGGAAGTTCATCCATTCTGAAACTTGTGTTTAGTATTTCTATTGCTGTCATTTTAACAACAGCATCTTCAATATCATAAGGAATTACTGTATCTCCTGAATAATCCTCTCCTCCATATCTATAAGTAACCCTAACTCTGCTTTTTCTTAAAATACTGAAAATAAATCCTCTTAATGCAAGTGTACCTCTTTCATATTCCATATCATACCAAGTTTCATTAGTTAGTATGTTTTCCCATGTTGCTGATGCACCCTGCCATATTTCTATTTTATCTCCTTGATCTATATCTAAATCATAAATTCTTCTATGTTTAAGAAATACAGGTGTACCCCATCCAAATTTATAAAGTAATGGTAAATCATGAACTTCTCTTGTTATTTTTGTTGATCTCCAAGCATGTCCTGTTCTTCTGTCAAGTTCATCCTCTTTTCTTTTTATTATTTTCTCTACTTGAGCCTTGTTTGGAGTAGTAGTAGCAGTGATTGGAGCACGAAGAAAATCTGATACATCTGCAACACTACAGTAAGTAGTAACCATATAAGTAATTATGACCCACTATATTTAAAGATTCTATTTGAAAACTACAGTGTATTCAGCATTACCAGTAATATCTGCAAAAATACCGTCTTCAAAACGTCTATTTATACCAACATATGTACCTTGTTGTTCTGAAAATATTGTAAATTCTTCTGTACCAGATGAAGTTGTTCCATTTTTGAATACACATTTTGAACCTGATGAACCAGTTTTTGATACATAAACACTTACAATAACTCCATGACTACCTTTAATTGTAGTATCAGCATTGAAAGATTTTACATTATGATTGTATTCTACCATGATTTAATGAACATTTACGAATATATAAACATTATGTTATAAAAAGAAAAAAAATTGGCTGTTTTTGGACTCTAGTAGCCTATGACTAGGAATTCAAACACTTTATTTGCTATTGATGTAGAGTTAGCAACTTCTGCAAGTACTGCTCCTGCTGAGCCTCCTACAGAATAGAGTTTGATTTTTTCATTAGCTTTGTCATATTCTACTTTGTATAGTGAATCCGTGAATTCTGGTATCACTGCAACTAGTGTAGAAATCCGACTTTCTTTTAAGTCGGCTGACACTCCGTTGGTAGCATAAGCATCAGAGCCACCAGCGGTGACTTTAATCTTATAGATACGCAACTTTGAAGTTAAAGCTGCTTGCCATGAGAGGGTTTTTCTCACGTTAGCGTTTGTCCAATCAGATGTTGTGATTGTTACTGCCATTAGATTTGTTTAGAAAGTACCTATATATAAAGATTAAAAAAATGAAAAAAGGGATTAAGAATTGACTAAAGTTTGATATCTCTAATCTTTCCTTGGGATTTGAAATGTCTACAAACAGTTTCGCCCATAGTTCTGAATACACCTTTCTCAACAAATGCATTGTTGACAAATGGGTATGCAGGGGTTCTTCTTGTTGCCTCGTAGTATTCGGTAGGAATTGCGATTTGTATACCTAATCTTGGATATCCATAACCTTCTGCATCAGATGTATCTAATGCGAATAGTCTACCAATTTCTGAAGCATCACCAGAATCTGATGGTGCATCTTTTGTTGGGATGAATGGAACTCCATAAATAGAGTCTACATGAATTCCGACACCTGTGCCCTTAAAAGTCTGTATACCATTTACATCGACTTGAACTAAGCTCTCACCGTAAGGATTTGGAATCCTGACAGAAGGCATGTACAAGCCTTGTATTTCGGAATAGACTTCATGGGATCCGAGGAAGACGTTTGGATCTTTACCAGCGGCAATTCTAATCTTTCGTAAGAAAGTTCTTAGAGTGTCGTCAGTAAGAACACCATTAGTACCGATTGTTCCACTTGCAGATTCAACGGTTGAATCAAAGGTAGTTGAACTATCTCTGTCTACTGTTGCGTTAGCTGCCCATGGATCGTACTCTCCAGAACCAGAACCACCTAATGCAGTTTCTTCTGCACTACTTGAGATGATTCTATCTAGGGATTCAAAATCGTTCGTTCCAGCGAATGCACCTGATGATACATTGCCTTCGACATCTGCTAAAAGCATTCTATTTAAGAACTCTTTGTGCTGAACAGCCATATACAAACGCAAACTGCCTAATCCACCCCAAATATCGTCTTTGGAGTGAGTTGCTAACCATTCCATAACTTCTGATGCTGAGAAAGGCAACTGAGCTGTCTTTGGTCTAACATCTAGTTCTTGGATTGTTGGTTTTACAGTTTCTGCGATAGTACCACCTTCTGCTGTACCACCTAGGGCAGTGTTGCCTGAGTTGGTATTTAGAGTTGGTTTTGCTGTAATAACACGCCAACCAGATTTATCCCAAGGGTACTTTGGCAAAATACCAAATGCATTTGCTTCAAGGTTTAATTGAGCCCATGCATAAGCACCGAAGATAGCATTAAATGTACCAGCAGTTGATGTGGTTACTGGAGCATCTGCTTTTCTCAAGAGATTTCTGTTGTGTCCGTAATAGAGAGCTTCTAGTTCATCGATTGTTTTTACTTGAACCATTTTAATAAACTCCTACTTCGTCTGGTGAAGGTGTATAATACTTTCCAGTTAAAATTCCTTTTGCAACATTACTTAAACCTTCATATCCACCAGATCTTGCATCTTGTAGAATTTGTGAAGAATCAGTGTGTGATTTTTCGACAGTTTCTAAAGCTGCGTTTGGTCTTGGTGTTTCGGTTGTGAATGTGTATTGGGATTTTTCAACTAATTCTGTATCATCTGCTTTTTGTTGCATTTTTAATCCACCTTTGTCGGATGCTGGTTTTTTAGCACCAGATCTATCATCATCTA